GCATGCGGTAATGCAATTAAACGCTGAGGATGGTGGAAACAGAAAATTCATTATGGTGCAACTTCCTGAGTCTTGCAATGAAAAAAGCGAAGCTTTCAAAGCTGGATATAAAAATATTTGTGAAATTGGAAAAGAAAGAATTAGAAGAGCTGGTAAAAAGATAATCGAAGAAACTGGTAAAACTGATCTTGATGTAGGATTTAGAGTTTTAAAATTAGATAGTTCAAATATGAAAGAAACACACTATTTGCCAGAAGAATATAATTCATCGGTGCTAGCACGGTAGATTTTTTTAGAATAATATGGTATAATAATAGCGTGACCTGGGAACGGGTTCATTATTTGCTTGATTTAATAATTACTACCGTGATGTGAGCACGGTAGATTTTTTTAGAATAATATGATATAATAATAGCGTGCCCTGGAAACGGGTTCATTAAATTTTGTAAATATTAATTACTACCGTGGTGCTAGCACGGTAGATTTTTTTATGAGTTCTAAAGAAACTCAGAATTTGTAATATCAACAAGATGATATTCAAAATTTGAATAATCTTATCTCTCATAATCACCCCTCCTTTCTCTAGCAGACAGCTAGTCAGGAGAAATGAACCCGTGCAACCCAAGACACGCTGAACTAATTATACGTAAAATACAAAATAAGACAAGAAATTAGACAAAAGATGGGTTTTATATAATTTATTCTTTTAGGTATTGTGTTAGACTAGGAGAAATTGATATTTTGGAGTTAATGTGGTCGATATTATTGAGATTGTTTTATGGTTTTTTTCATTGTTGGCGGTATATGGCGCGGTATTAAATGTTTTAAAGAAGGAATCGTGTTTTTGGGTTTGGACGATATGTAATATATTTTGGTTAATATACGACATTGTAACTGCACAAACAGCACGTGCAATTTTAGATTTTATGAATTTAGTTACTTCCACATGGGGTATTATTGCATGCTTGAAAAAAGAAAAACCAAATGATTAATCATTGGTTTTTTCTCACGCGTGCTTATCAAAATGATCACTATCTATGTCAACACAAGGTAGTGATCAATTAATAGGTTAGTCTGGTTGTGCCTCATATAGTTTGAACGTAGATTTACCAAGGAGACAAATATGTCAATATGAAAAAAAATATGAAAGTTTGTAGGAAAAGAGACACAACCACATATATTGTGTGCACAAACCAAATTAAAGTCAAACAACTAATCAAAAACCAAAGTCTTCAGATAATTGACTAGTTGATAAGACTTATAAAAGATACGCCCATTTCTTTTAATAGCACCAATAACATATAAATTCCTATACATAAATTGATTTTCTTTACTATCATGAATAAGAGCCTCAATTTTTCTAGAATTTTCTGTGCCATTTTGCCTAATATCGCTATACAAACCCAATATTGTTCTTTTTCTTTCTTTATCCAATTCACATAAGGCTGCAAATCTACCAATTTCGCAAACCACACCTGAGTCTATCTCAACGCCATCTATGACTGACACCATAACATCAGAATCATCAAGCATCATATTGTCAGCATTATAAATTGCTAAGCTACTGGCAAATAACTCTTTATTATTTATACTTTCATTTTCCTGTGGTACATAAAGAGAAACATCTGGGATAGCATTTCTAATCTCACTTGCCAAAAATTTATTATACATTTGATCTGATTCTGAAAACAATGAATTTGCAAGATATACTTTCATACAATCACCACTTATTGTTTAAGATTTTCAAGATAAACAAGTGAAAGTATAGAATAACCAGCAATGTCAGTCAAAGTATCAACTAATCTTTCGTCAGATTCTTTATCACTCATTCCCTTAAGTATTATTTGCTTTAACCTATTTAATTTGTCTTCTAAACGCACACATATAAGAGAATCACCGTATTCTTCAAGGGTTTTGAAAAAACTATCACCATACATTTTATTTTTTTCAATAAGAGTGCCTTTTATTTTTTCACATCTAGATTCGATATTAGCTTCTACAAGAGATTGTAACATATAGTCCTTAAATACGATAAAATCTACGGTTGAGTAGAGCTGTCACTGTTATCACTGTCGTTAATATCAACAAGATTATCATAAAAACTCACATCAACGTCCCAAGCCTTAATTTTATCTAAAACACCAGATTTTTGCAATGAAGACGGCAAAAACAACTTAATCAGTCTATTCTTTACATTGTCAACCACATTAGCGTATACGTCAACAACTTTAAAATTAGAACTAACAAATTTTACAGATTTAGGGACAATTATAAATTTTTTTTCTCTTGCACCAATATATATTTTCCAAAGAGAAGCGGTACCTTTTTCTGTATCTACTATAAAACTACAATCGTCCGAAAACAATTCTATTTTAACAGCATTACATTTACTAACTAGAGAACAGTTACAAGCCAAAAAGGCGGCATTTACCGCAGGCAATATTTTAAGTAAGTGCTTTTTAAAATTCATATATAAACCTCCCTCACAATTAGTTTATATCATACCCAATCAAAAAAAGTAAATAGATTTTCTAAAAAAATATTTTTTTTGATAAAAAAGTGATATTGACAAAAGAATTAAAAAAGAGGTACAATAATAGCGTGACCTGGGAACGGGTTCATTAAATGTATATCTTAACTACTACCGTGTTTGTGGCACGGTAGATTTTTTTGTGAGTTTTAAAGAAACTCATAATCTGAAGTATCAATAAAATGATATTTAAGATTTGAATAATCTTATCTCTCATAATCATCCCTCCTTTCTCTAGCAGACAGCTAGTTAGGAGAAATGAACCCGTGCAACCCAAATCACGCTAAAAATAGTATAAAGCATTGACAAACGAATATGAACTAACTAAAATACAAAATGCCTGGTAAATACCAGCAAAAACGAAAACCAAAATTAATCTCCAATTAATCTCCTTTAAGATGCGGGAGGTTAATTTTTTTCTTGAGAATATTCTGAGATAATAGTATAATAGTAGAAAAGTATTAAAAAATAATATTAAAGGTAATGAAAATGATAGAGACAGGTAATTTCCAAGTATTTCTCTCGTGTAGGCGTGATGACGAAAGTGGTATTCCAGAAACTATTGTAAACCCTACTTATACAGTAGAATACAATTATGGTTCATATCAACGAGTTGATGACATATGTTTTATAACATTCCATATTAAAGCAAATATCACAAATGGTGGCATTGGATATGCTTCAATACTTGGGTTGCCGTACAAAAGTGCGGATTCGTGTGGCGGGCAAGCTTTAGCAATGCAGGAAATGTTTTGTGGTGCAAGCACAATTGGTAATTTAACATGTGCAATAAAAGACAATACTAAACAAATAAATTTACAGCAGAATAATGGACTTTCAGCATTTTATTGGGGCTTAGGTACAATTTGGATTGGGTTTTCAGGTTCGTATTTTATAGATGAGAATGCACCATCTGGTTGGATAGATCCAATTTATAACCGTACGCAAGCTGATATTGATAAATTAGAATTATACAAATCGATAGGATATAGAAACTTAAGTGAGCAACAGAAAACGGAATATTTAGCTGGTATGATTGGCGCGTTAAATTATAAAGATTTAAATAGGATTGAGAATGACCTTGAATTACTCAGTAGATTATTAAATATTCCGTATATAAATAAAACAGATTGGAATATGCTTGATATATTTGGCGGTGAGGAATCTGACCGAATTATTAACCAGTTAAAAAATATGGTATTATGTTTTGACTCAACTGGTTGGCCCCAAGTCCCAGATAGGCCACTTAACTATTACGTAAAAATCAACACAATTGAGAGCTTATTGATGCTTATGTATCAATCGTGGATTGGAACTTCAATTTATACGTTTCTTACAAACAATGGTGACCGTTTCCTAACTAATAATGGCGAAAATTTTATTGTTTCAGATGGGGCTACACGAGTAGAACTTATAACTTCCAACCATGAGCTTATACTTACGACAACAGGTTATTTGAATGTATTTGAAAAACCTATTTAATCATTTAAATTAAATTCTGATAATATATTACTATTTTCTCTTATATATTTGCTAACAATCATATTTAGGGCACTATTATTTGTCATACCTTGTGCTTTATTAATTTGTGTAAATTTATTCCAAGTATGTGTATGAACTTTAGCAGAAATAATTTTTTGTTTATTTTCTTGAAAATTTGGCGTTTTAATAATTTTATTCTCATATATATTTTTAGCCATTTATCACCTCAAGTAATTCATCAGTAAAATTTTTATAATCAACACAAGTATTAGAATTCGGAGCAAATTTTGCCAAAGGTACAGCTTTAAGAGATATAGCCTCACGACAAGCTACTGATTCACGTATTTTAGTATTAAAAGCTTTCAAACCTTTGGGAGCGAGTAACTTATTTATTGCATTCGATATTTCTTTAGAAACACGTGTATAAGGGTGTGCCTTTGTAATCAAAAGCCCAGCCAATTTTATAGAAGGATTGACTGTATTCGAAATTGACTTAACAACATTGAGAATTTCAAAGATCCCATTTATCGACCACCCCGATTCATCTGTAGGGAGCAAAATAAAATCGGAAGATGCTAAAGCATTTAAAGTCATAATAGAGAGTTGTGGTGGGGTATCAATAATGACATAATCATATTTGTTAATATTTGCCATTGAACGTTTCAAATGTAACAAACGATTAGAATCATCTAATATCTTAATATCAACATTTTTGAGACATTTATCTGATGGAATTATATCACCAACACTAGTACGTTGAATACAAAGATTTGCATTAACATCAGCACACATAATATCCATCATTGTGTAAGTATCGTAAGTTTTGGCACCGTAGAAAGTTGTTGTATTACATTGTGAATCTGTGTCTACAACAAGAACGTCGAACTCGTATATTTGTAATTGATTCGCAAGGCAAATAGTAGTTGTTGTTTTTCCACATCCACCTTTATTATTGACTACTGATATTATTTTACACATCAAACACCACCTAAAATAATACTTTTTATAATATTTATTATTTTAATATAATATACTACACATGTCAACAAGTTTTTTTAAAAAAAAGGTGTTTTAAATGATAAAAAACTTAGTATGATAGACTCAATTTAGGTGACGAATAAGTGCAAAACATGGCACTTATTTTTTGGTGGTATTTATGGTAATGAAATGTGACGGTGATTGTTTTAACTGTAAATTTAAAGATTGTATCTTAGAATATGATGAGATAGAGGCATATGAGGAACTTGACGAATATGTATTAGATACTAATGACAGAAAGAAGCGCAAGGCAAACCTTTTATACCATAAAAGTAAAAAATACAAAGAATACCAGCGCATATATCGTCGGAATTACTATAAGACACACAAATTATATTTTAAAAAACGAAAACATAAATACTATTTGAATAATCGTGAAAAGATATTAAAACAACAAAAAGAATATAGAGAAAAGCATCAAAAAGAAATAAGGGAGCGCCGCGAAATAAAAAAAACGCAGCGCCTTTTTAATACTTTAAAACCTATAGTGATGAAGCGAGTTGAAATGATAATGAACCTTGACAAAAATTAAAAAAGAGGTACAATAGTAGCAGGATACCGCAAAAGCGGCCAGCCCTTTAGAATTGATTTGGCAATAATTAGTAACTGCTTTCTCAACACAAGGCAGTTACTTTTTGAATTCTAATTGCTTGACAAAAATTAAAAAAGAGGTACAATAGCAGCAGGATACCGCAAAAGCGGCTAGTCCTTAGCAATGAAGTTATTATGACCGCTTACTTACTGTACAAGAAGCGACTATTTTATAACATTTGACATTTAGTTTTAAAGTGGTAAAATAGTAGCGTGACTCGTTTGCGGGTCGTTATAAATTTTACAGTTTTATAATTACAACAACCACATTCACGGTGCGGTTGTTATTTTTGTGCTCTTTAAATTGTAGTATCAACGAAGTTAATTCGATTGCTAATAACAATAAGTCGAACAAATCTAACATGATGTCGCCTCCTTTCTGAGACAAACAGTCTCAAGAAAGAAAAAACGACCCGCACTCTTCGAGGCACGCTAAATCCATTATAACATAACACATAAAATTATGTGTTTTTTTATAATTAAATGGTTTCAGACAAAAAAATGTGAAATTATTATTGATACAATTATTTTGTATATTATAATAATATAATAGGTATTACTAAAAGCGATTGAGGTGTTAAATGGCACAGTCAATAAATATATATCATACTCCTAAAATACAAACTGGAGATTTTCAAATAACATTAACTTGTAGACGTGATGAGGAAAGTGGAGAACCACAAACATTAGTGAACCCTACATATACGGTAGTATATAATTATGGGAAATATAAAAGAGTAGATAATATATGTTTTATAACATTTCATATTAAAGCTGAAATTACAAACCGAGGACAAGGATATTCATCACTCGGCAACTTGCCTTTTACAAGTCTGAGTGGCGCTGGCGGGCAGGCGCTTGCTATGCAGGAGATGGGTGGTGCTATTATCACGTCACTCCCTGGACTTACCTGTACAATACCTGATGGTACAACACAAATTAATCTTGAACAAAATAATGGACTTTCAGCATTTACCTGGGATACAGGCACAGTTTGGATTGGATTTTCAGGCTCGTATTTTATTAATGAAAATCCATAAATTTTAATAATTGTAAGGAGGTGATTAAATGGGTGAATCGCTAATAACAAGGCGTGCAGGTGCTGGCGGCGAAGCAACAATTACTTTTGAAAATTACTCACATGCTACAAATTTAACACATATCAGTGCAAGTGATCTATCTTCAGCTAGGACATACCTATCAGGAGCATCTGTAGGGGAATATGCATTGTTTGCTGGGGGTAGCGGTGGTGGCTCTTATTCCACAGTAGACGCATATAACACGTCACTTACACGAAGTACTCCAACTGCTTTAAGCGTAGGTAGGACATACCTATCAGGAGCATCTGTAGGGGAATATGCATTGTTTGCTGGTGGTGTCCTTGGTGGTAGCTATTATTCCACAGTAGACGCATATAATACGTCACTTACACGAAGTACTCCAACTGCTTTAAGCGTAGCTAGAGGATACCTATCAGGAGCATCTGTAGGGGAATATGCATTGTTTGCTGGTGGTACCGGTAGTATCTATTTTACCACAGTAGACGCATATAACACGTCACTTACACGAAGTACTCCAACTGCTTTAAGCGTAGGTAGGACATACCTATCAGGAGCATCTGTAGGGGAATATGCATTGTTTGCTGGGGGTACCAGTGGTAGCTATTCAACCACAGTAGACGCATATAATACGTCACTTACACGAAGTACTCCAACTGATTTAAGCGAAGCTAGGACATACCTATCAGGAGCATCTGTAGGGGAATATGCATTGTTTGCTGGTGGTGTCATTGGTAGTAGCTTTTCCCCCACAGTAGACGCATATAATACGTCACTTACACGAAGTACTCCAACTGCTTTAAGCGTAGCTAGAGGATACCTATCAGGAGCATCTGTAGGGGAACATGCATTGTTTGCTGGGGGTTACGGTAATAGTAGCTATTATTCCACAGTAGACGCATATAATACGTCACTTACACGAAGTACTCCAACTGTATTAAGCGAAGCTAGAAGATACCTACCAGGAACATCTGTAGGGAAATATGCATTGTTTGCTGGGGGAAACAGTAATAGTGGCAATTCTTCCAAAGTAGACGCATACTGTGACATTTTGGAATTGAGCTTGTTCCCTAATACAAAATATAAGTTGAATGATATGCCTTCAGAACAAACTAGCACATCTTTTCAAATATTAACTATTTCAACACCAGTTAATGGATACATGAAAATACAAAATGCAACTTTACAAAATTAAATTTGGAGGATTAAAATGCTTAAAATTGAAAAATATGATAATTCTAAAACATACATGTTCCCAAATGGAGATTTAGCAACTCCAGAGGTCGTAAAAGAAAAATACCCAGCTGTATCTGCTTTCACGCATATAGTCGAAACTGATGAAGCCGGTGAGGTTATGTTCGCTCTTCAAAATTTAGCAGCTGTTAAGTCACAAATGGGTATATCTTCGTCTTTAAGTGAAAAAGAATCAATAAAAAAGATAGAAGAGATAAGAAACGCGCCAGCCCCCGAACCTGAAGTTTCAGCTCAAGAAAGAATTGCCGCCGCTTTGGAATTTAGTAATATGATGAATATGTAGTTGTTTTTTTACAAGAAAGTAGTACAATAGTAGCGTGCCTTGAATACAGGGCCATCAAGTTTTTTTGTTTTTTTGATGCCCGCGTTGCTTCCGCGGGCGCTTTTTATTTGTTTTGATTTTATTTTTATAATATTTTAATTCATTATATATGAATTGAAATATATCAAATAAGAACCAAATCAAATCTAACATTTCATCACCTCACTTACCCTCGAAACACGAGATAAGTTGGTGATGGCCCCGCGAATCCCAAGACACGCCAAAATTTATTATAATTGATTGACAAATTAATGTGAAATGTTATAATAGTAGCGTGACCTGGCAACGGGTTCATATTTTCACTTTTAATATTACTACCGTGATGCTAGCACGGTAGATTTTTTTGAACAATATGGTATAATAATAGCGTGACTCGGGGACGGGTTCATTATATTGTTACTATAATTACTACCGTGGTGTAAGCACGGTAGATTTTTTTGTGAGTTTTAAAGAAACTCATAATCTGAAGTATCAATAAAATGATATTTAAGATTTGAATAATCTTATCACTCATAATCATCCCTCCTTTCACTGACAGACTGTCAGATTTGAAGGAATGAACCCGTGCAACCCAAATCACGCTAAAATTAGTATAAAGCGTTAATCAAAAACTATCAATTTTTAGAATTCATAATCCACAAATTTAGTATGATCACCATCCCATTTAAGTTTGATATTGCGTGTCACACCATGTCTATTTTTAGAGACAATAATTTGCGCTTCCTGTGGGTCAACTTTATCTGATTTATCATAATAATATGGTCTATATAGCATCAATACAATATCTGCATCTTGTTCGATTGAACCAGAATCCCTGAGGTCTGATAGTAACGGTATGTGGTCTGCTCTTTGTTCACTTGCTCTTGAAAGCTGTGACAAACATATGATCGGGATCCCTAGCTCCATAGACATTAATTTTAAAGTTCTAGTTATTTCAGAGATTTCTTGTACACGATTTGATTTTGAAACAATTGGCGGTATTAATTGTAGATAATCAATAATAACCAATTCAACATTCGGTGTACTTCTAATTTTTGCGCGAATTTCAGAAAGAGAAATCGCAGATTTATCGTTTAAAAATAACTTATATTCTGAAATATTATCTAATGATTTTGTAAGTAATTCACGTTCAAACTCTGTAAGTGCGCTTATCTGAATTTTTTCTTGCTCTATTTCAGATGACATTGTTAAAACTTTTTGAGCAATCTGAACTGCTGACATTTCTAAACTAAAAAATAGAATAGTATGATCTTTTGCAATATTATTAGAAATACTAAGAGCTAAACTTGTTTTGCCCATTCCAGGCCTTGCTGCAATAAAAATTAAGTCTTCTGATTTTATACCTTTTATAGTTTCATCAAGGAGTGTAAACCCAGTTTTTATTGTTTTTTCTGATTTAGTAGTATCTAAACTAGATATCATTGCATCCTGTATTGATATTGTATGTCCCATACTTTTACCATTGCGGATTTTATATAGTTTATCATCGAGTTTACTTAAAA